CTCCAGTATATTTCTTCCTGTAGTGGTGTTTATATCGTTTTCTAATTTTACTAAAACCGTAAATGAATATTGCTAAGAGAGCTATTATAACTAAAAATGCAGTATCTAATGAAGGATATTTGTTTGGCTTCTTTTTAAGAGCTGTTCCTGTATTATTCTCATCCTTCTTTGAGAAACTAAGATTATCTATCAATGCAAACATATGATCGAATACCATTATGTATATATTGACGCCGCCACCAAAAGGGTGTACTGAGGTAAGGAAGTTAAAAAGCCAAGCGTAAAATCCTGTGCGACTGAACGGAAGAAACGTAAATTTCCTCCCGAATATGGTTTGAAAAGCAAATATTTTTGATTAGATCCATTGTTGAATCCAAGAGATGTTGCTGTTCGGTTGATGTTGAAAGGTTGAATGTATGGAATGTGAACTCTTGTCAGACACTCTTCTGAATAGACTGTTTGAACACGTGCAGAAGAGCTAGCTGAATTTGCAGCAGTTATTGTTTGAATTCCATTTGGGCTTCCTGGAAGTGAAACCCCAGCGAAATTATTGCGTGAATTTAACAAAATTAATTCTCCAATCAAGACTGTTTCGCCTCGCTTACCAATTGACATGATCATTCCTCCTTTTTGAAAAGCATAACCTGAATAAAGATAATCAATGTGATCGTTGTATTGTCCTGCATCCACTGCAAGTTGTGTTGCAGCTGTTCTAAAAATGAATGGATTTATCACATATGTTTGTGAAACTGATGCTGTATAAGAATTGCAAAAAACTGTTGCTGCTGTTGCCAATTGTCTCAAATTAGTTATTTGTTCGCCTAAGGATTGAGCAACGGTGGAGCGCTTATTTGGCATGCGCCCAACTGTCCACCCAAATTCCCCATTTTCAATAATTTCTGACTTTGATTTGCTGCGATTTTGTTCCAAACTCTCTCCTTCAATACCTTTCATTTGTGTCTGTGGAAGAAGGTATAACCAAGCTTCTGCCTCTGAAAGAATGACTTCTGATGCATGAAAATCGATGTATACATATACAGTTTGTGACACTTGTGCTGATGCAATCAATGGAACTTCTAACACTATGTAAAACATGCCATAAGAACATTCATTAGTATATTGGTTTGCTGTTAAATTTGCCAAACTTGCGACTCCTGCTGCATTCCTTGGTGAAGGAACGTTTTTCATATTTGTTGTTGCCATTGGTTCAACTACATGTTCTCCCATCATCATATCTGCTCCGAATTTATGAATTTGACCTTTAACTGCATTTAAATCATCAGCTGACATGACCTGACCAACTGTATACTTGCCCACATCTTCTGGTACAAAAACTGATCTTAATTGATATGAATGCATTTGATTATGTGTTCCATTAATCTTAAAATGTAATTTTGCCTGCCATTGTTGCGCCATCGATGCAACAAACATCTGGTGTGATATTGATAAGGTTGTTATAGGAGGTGTTCCCGTTGTAGACCCAATAAAATCGGTTATAGTGCAGGGTCGTGCATATAAAACTGTACGCACTGCATCAGAAGTTTGTAAGCCGAATTGACCAATGATGTTTTCGCTGTTCATTATTCTTTCAATTTCCATTTCATCTATATCGGACCCAAATTGACCACATGCAGTTTCCACTTGCTGATTTTTATTCACAGTTAGATTATGCATTGGTGTCACTCCTTGATCGTTTAACATACCCATTCCAGGTTGCCATTTCACTGCTGTTATTGGTGAGTCTGATGGACTATGTGTTGGTCTCATGGATGAAACTTTCTTCATGATATTTCTCAATGAATTCATTTGCATTTGCGGATATAGTTTTGAAACTTTGATTGTTGGTCTTACATCCATTCTAGCCAATAAATCATCAATTCTTTCTTTTTCAATTACGAGTTCTCCTCTAGTCAACGATTGATCCATGAATGTTGGATATTCCACTCTTAGTGATTCCATTGGACAGAAAATTTGAATTTTCACACGTACTGAATCTGTTTGTGAAGGTGTTACACGTGATATCCTAAATGTTCCTAAAGTTCCTGTGTTTACAACTAAATTACGAGCTAAGAAAGCATCTACCCACGGGGCTGTGATGTCGACTTGTCCACCTGTAGAAAGAGAGACTACTTGTCGTATTGATTGTGATTGTTGTAAAAGTGTTGCTGCTCTTTGTGTTCCAAGAGGTGGAATATATTGTGGCATGATAGCACCTGAACATGTTCGTGCTGTTGTTATCAAAGTTCTAATGACAATATTTGTTCTTATAGCAGCAAATTTGGACAATTTTGCTCGCACATTAGGTTGTGACAATAATGCTGCTAATGGATCAAATGTGTATAAAATATCGCCTGGTAATCCACCTGTTGGTATGGTAAGATCTGCGATGTTGTAAACTCTGCCTACAATATCTCGTACTGTATGATCTCTAATTTCCTCAAATTGATAAAATTTTTCTTCTGACAATGTTTTTGGTGCCGGGACTGTTTCTTCGAGGAATGTTGTTTCTTTGTCGTATGTGATGATTTGTGTGTTTGTCACTTCTTGTGACTGGTTTTCATTTCTTTGTTCGCTTGACCATTGTTTCATTTCAAGACGCGGCCAAACATCTTGAACATAAATGAGCGGGTTATCGTCATGCTCTGGGTGAATACCCTGACGTAGCTTATGATCAACAATGATGCTGAAATCATCGGAAAAATAGAATAAATTATCACCATGACGTGTCATATTGCGCAAATCACTTTGTGCAAAGCGGCATTCAGGGGGTAATGTTAAACCATGTTTCTCAGCTGAGATGAGAATTAGTTGTCTGTATTTTTCAAATATTGCTTGCGTGTGTAGACTTAGTTCTCGAATTGCCACACGCATATTGACTACGGTTTGTGCTCGTTTTTCTCCCATTTTCCGTTTGTTTACCTTATCCCAATTTAAGCATTCTAATATTGAAATTAATTCTAAAGGTGCAATCCACCCATGATTTGGATCGTGTGCGAATGTGCGTTTTAAAATCGAAACCTCTGAAAGTAACTTATATTCCAATTCTTTTCCATCTTTTGCATCATTAGTGTAAGTGTGTCCGAAGGTCGCCATCATTTTTGTTATTTCTGGTGGGTTAATTAATTTTCTTAATTTATGTGAAAAGGACATAAGATTATCGTCCCCATATGTTACTACTCTAAAATGTTCTAATAATTCTAATCTAACTTCTAATGACTCCTGTGTTCCCATTTCCAGTAGGATTTTTGAAATGACTAGATATAAAAGTGACGTATTATACATTGTATTTACAAACGTTGTTGCCGGATTTCCTGAAGGTTGTCCTGCTGATATGTGTGCAACAGCATTCCCAAAAATTTGTCTTGAATCCGTGATTTCTTGCCAAAGTGCTTTCGTTACTTCACTCTTCCTACCATAAAAATGTTCAATCTGTTCGTAAACTTCCCATAATAAGCAGGACATGAGTGTACCATCAAAATTTTTAAAATCACCAGCCAAAAACGCTTTTTCAGAAGGATGAGTTACCTCAAGAAGGTAATTTACAAGCACATCAACATCTGAACTTAACATATTAATACCGATTAAAGAAGTGTTAAAAATTCGTCTTTCCATTGTAGCAGCGAAGAAATCAATAAAGTATTCTCTAAATAAAATTGTATATTGTAATGGACCTGCAGCAAAGATTCTAGCAAGGAGTTTGTCCAATTTTCTTAATTCATCTTTCATTGTCACGGAAAAATAGATTTCAGGTCGAATATTATTTTTAATCTGTAAATTTATCTCTTCAATAAGTTGTGTTAGACGTGGATGATCAATTATGAATTCTTCATCCTGACCAAGAAATTCGGTTTTACCTTTTAGGTTCGTTTCCATCGCAAGAGGATATCCTGCACTCGAACTTCGATTTATTGCTTGAATATACTGATTTCCCTCAATTCCTCTTATTGCAACTTCTTTTGACATCTGATGTATACTTCTCTTGGGTTTAAAATGATGGTATAAATATGCTCCACATACTGCAATATCTTCATCAGAAAGAAAATAACTTGGGTTAAGATATTTTCTCATTGCAATCACTGCTCCATGTTCTTCATCTTTC